GTGCTGGCGTACAACCCGCCGCGTCCTGGCCTCAAGACGCCGGCGTACGGCTACGAGTTCGTCTGGGGCTTCGGTGGTGCGGACCAGATCGTCGACCGCTGGCGCGAGGAGCGCAGGGCGTCCGACGTCATCCGTACGCGGCGTCGCTACGACCTCAAGCTGATCGGCAAGGACACCAACGGCAAGTCCATCTGCGGGTTCCTGTTCACGAGCGTTCTCAGCTCCGGGTTCCTGGGCTAAGGGGAGGTGTAGCAAGTGGCCAAGGAATTCGTGGCCTACACGGCACTGGGGGACTATCAGCCCGGTGACGTGGTCAACCCTGGTAACTGGTCCGAGGAAGAGTGGGCCTACATGGTGGAGCACGAGGTCGTCGTTCCGAAGAACTCGCCGAACGACCCCAACGTGCTCAAGGAGAACCAGACCAGGATCGCCAGCGGCATGCTCGGCGAGGGCGTGCAGAACGCTGAAGAGAACATCAAGGCGGCCAAGCGTGCGGAGGCCCTCGAGGCGCACCGTGAGGCATCCGGTGAGGATGCTCCGCGAGGCACCGAGGGTCCTGTGAACGAGACCGAGCGCGCCAAGATGGGTGCGGAGGCCTACAAGGCTTCCAAGTCCACGGAGGACGGGCAGGAGACCGGCTCTACGGCTCCAGGTGCTACCACCAGCAGCACGCCCGCCAAGCCTGCGACGAAGCCCGAGGCGACGAAGCCTGCTCCGAAGAAGGAGTAGTCCATGGGTCTCAAGAGTGACATCGTCACCCTCGTCAGCGGCTCGGTAGTTACCGCTACGGGTCAGACGTCTACGGTTGACATCAGCGGCTACGAGGACCTGGCTGTCCTCGTGAGCGTGGCGTCCGTCTCGGGCACTACGCCGTCGCTGACGCCGTACCTGCAGATCAGCCCCGACGGCGGTACGACGTGGTTCGGCACTGCTAGCGGTCCGGCTGGCGGTAGTGCCATGACGGCCAACGGTCAGCAGTACATCGGTGTCAGTGGCAACTACCTGGGTGGACGAGCTCGTCTCGCCTACACGGTGAGTGGCACTACGCCGTCGTTCACGCTGACCGCGTGGCTGATGGCAAGGCGGTGACATATGGGGCGCAAGAGTGATGCGGTCCTCGTTCACGCCTCCGCTGCCCGTACTGCGTCAGGTACGGGCAGCATCACCACCGACCTGAGTGCCTACGAGACTGGGGCTCTACTAGTCAGCGTCACGGCTGCGTCCGGTACCACGCCGACGCTCATGCCGTACCTGCAGGTGAGTCCCAACAACGGCAGCACGTGGTTCGGTTCCGCTGCGTCGGCTACCAGTACGCCTGTCAAGGCAGGCAGCGACATCACTGCCACCGGTCAGTACTACTATGACCTGGCTGGCTACGCTGGTGGTCTGGCTCGCCTGGCCTGGACAATCGGGGGAACCAGTCCGTCGTTCACCTTCGCGGCCTGGCTGATCGTTCGCCGGTAAGACAGACGTTAGGAGAGGAGGGAGTCAGCAATGACGCACATCACCGTAGCAGAAGCTCAAGCGTGGCTGGAGTCGTCAAAGCTGACTCTCACCTCTCTTGACACCGAGCAGGAAGCCCAGATTGCTTCGCAGGTCCTAGCCCGTGTGGTGTCTGCATACCCCGAGGACGCGGTTGCATGGGTGGACAGTACTACCACTCCTAGGCTAATTCGTAGCATCATCGCCATGATGTATGCGGGTTGGTACTACGACAGGCAGTACAGCGAAAACCCCGAAGACAACTCGTACGCGGATAGACTACGTGCTGCTGCTGAGAGCCTGCTCGAGGGCATCATCGCAGGGACTATCGACGTAGTAGAAGTCGATGATCTCCCGAACATCGGACAGCCTGCGTTCTATCCCACAGATGCTAGTTCCGCTCCAGACGCCAAGCCATCGAGTACTGACCCATCTGCGGGTCCGGCACTGTTCTCAATTGGCAAGGTGTTCTAGTGGCGCCGCCTCGGGGACGTGGCGGTCCTAATCAGCCCAGTAGGTCGGGTGTACGTATTGACTTCGACCTAGAGTTCGAGTTTCGTCCTAGCATGGGCATCAGCGCTGCACGCGTTGACAAGCTGGGTCTGAATATCAAGTCTTTCCGGGAACCGTTGAAGCGGTCAATTCAGCAGGTGATGGCTCCGAGCTTCCGAAAGAACTTCGACGTAGGTGGGCGGCCGAAGTGGGAGCCTCTGGCAGACTACACCATCGAGAAGCGTGACAGTGCTACCCCGGTACTCATACGATCTGGACTGCTACGACGTACGATCGGCCAGTTCAACATTTGGACTGTCGACACCCAGAAGGCAGCCATCCTCGACTTGCCTCAGAAGATCTGGTACGGTAAGATACACCAGGGCGGCTATGGCAGTCGTACGAGGCGAGGTAGTACGGGTCGAACGAAGGGCCAGATAAAGGCGGCACACATTCCTGCGCGACCGTTTGTGCTTATTCAGACAGAGGACTACGCAGGGATCGATCGCGTCTTCGAACGTTGGCTATACGAGCGCATGATCGGGTCTGGTGCCTTTACTGGTAGAGGTGGCAGACGATGACGCTTACAGATAGAGTTGACACCATAACGCTAGCTGTCCAGGACAAGCTAGAACTCAACATGTCTGCGCTACCTGGTAACGTTCAGGATGTCTGGCTGGGAGATCAAGACAGACTGCCTAGGACACCGTGTCTTACGGTAGAGCCTGGGAATAAAGTTCGGGAGTACAACGGGGCGCCTCGACGCTTCTCCGTGTCACAAGACACTTACGTAGTCTGTTACGTAGAGTGTGTACAGAGCGCTAAGGACAACGTAGAACTGCTGATGCAGGTGTCCGAGGGCGTCGAAGAGGTCTTGCACTCCGATGCGCAACTGGACGGCTTAGTCGTCAGTAGCTTTGTAGTGCAGACTGAGATGGGGTTTGCTGACCGTGGCGGAACGAAGTTGCGTGCAGCGCGTCTGACCTTCCGTACCACTAGCCAGGTAATGCTCCCGTACGGGTAAGGAGCCGTAGTGCCGTACATAGTGAAAGTGAACATGCCAAACCTCCAGCCCGGTGAGAAAGTGCTAGTGCACGGTCTCGGCGAGCTAGAGAACGGAAAGACTGTTCGGGTGAGCGATCACCAGGCGGACGCGTTTCGAGCACTGAACGCCACACCGGTCACTGAGGGCGGTGCTGTGCGGCTGGAGCTGGGTGCTCCTCTGGACGAGACCAACTTCCCGAGTGGTATCGAAGTGGTGCACGAGAGCACTACTCAGGAAGAGCAGAGCGCTCCTGAGGACAACGAGGAGGGTAGCTAATGGCTCCGGGCATTGGCGCAGGTGGCATCGTCGGCATTGCCCTCGAGTCCACGCCGGGCACGTATGTGGCCCCGCAGAAGTTCATCCCTGTGCAGAACGAGTCGCTGAAGTGGGAGCAGGAGACGAACTGGCGCAGGCCGATTCGTCAGGTGGCAGGCGTGGTGGGTGCCGTAGCGGGACGCGGCCACGTTGAAGGCTCCATCGAGTCCGAAGCGTTCGAGGACATCATCCCGTACTTCATGTACTGCTCGCGCATGAGCGTTGTGAAGACGGGCACGACCAACTTCACGTACACAGGTACGCCTACCGCTGCAGCAATCCCGACGAAGACTATGTCGGTGACTGTTGTTCGTAACGGTGTGACGTTCGGTTACGTCGGTGTTATCGTGGGCAGCTTCACGCTGACTGTCGACAATGACATGCTGATGTACAACGTCGACCTGTTCGGTACCAACGAGGCTTCGCAGTCGGCGCCCACGGCTACTTGGCCTACGACGGTACCGTTCGGACACGGACAGTACAATGTCCAGATTCCGACTACCGTGCAGGTGTTCGATACCGACGGATTCGAGTTCACCGTCGACGACTCTGCAGAGGTCCAGTACCGCCTGAAGAGCTCGCCCGGTTCGCAGTTCACCTCCTACGGCGAGCGCTCGGTCGAGCTGTCTACGGAACGTGACTTCGAGGACAGGACCGAGTACGACGCCTTCAAGGCGCTCACGTCGGAGTCCGTTACGATCCTCGCTTCCAAGGGGGCGAACAACCAAGTTCAGATCAACGTGCCGGCTGCGATCAAGGACACCTACGAACTGGGTCTGAGCGGTCAGGGTGACCTGCTCCGAGCCTCAGTGAAGTGGAACGGTGTTACTGACGCGCTCGGTAAGGACTACGAGCTCGTAGTCAAGTGTCAGGAAGACATCACCCTGTAAGGGTTGATGTATGGCATCACTAGTTTGAAGGGAACTAGCATGCCTAAGGCAGTAGTCAATCTCAGCAGTACGGAGAAGCACCCGCTGAAGACGTGCCCCGGTGGGTGGGTCGAGTTGCGTAGGCTCTCATACGGCCAAAAGCTCGAGCGTCAGTCCCTGGCCATGCAGTCGTCCATTCGTGGCGAAGGCAAGAAGGCCGAGATGAACATGACGATGATGCAGCAGCTCGTGACCTCGTACGAGTTCAAGCACTGCGTCGCCGATCATAACCTCGAGGACGACAACGGCGAGAAGCTTGACTTCCGCAACTCTCAGAACGTCTTCGCTCTGGACCCTCGGATCGGTGAGGAGATCGAAACCCTCATCGAGCGCATGAACAACTTCGAAGCGGGTGAAGAGGCGGAAAACTCCGATTCCGGGTCAGAGCAGCAGTAGTCTTCGATTCCACGAAGACACCTGACCCGGATGTTCAAGCCGTAATTCACCTAGGCATGCTGTGCGACAAGTTCAAGAGCTTGCCCGGCCCAGGTGGAGTACTCAACCAAGACAGTTACCACGTCTGGCTACTGACCCTGTACGTGGAAGCATTGGCGGAGCGTCGGCAAAAGGAAGCAAAGGAAAGCGAGTCGGAAGCTCGCGCAGCCAGTAGGAGGCGTTAGGTGGCTCTCGGTGTCAGGGAACTCCTGCTGGTGATCAGGGCCCGAGATGAGGCATCTCGGGCCCTGCACAGCATGTCACGATCTATGCGGCAGGTAGACCGTGACACCCGAAGGGCTGCAGACGCTCAGATTGAGCGCGGACGTGCGTTGAGCTCCCTGGGCGTCGGCATCATGGCTGTCGGCGCTGCAGGGGCCAAGGTCATGTATGACTGGGTCAAGGCAGCTGTAGCGTACAACCAGGCATCAGCTAAGACCCTGACCCAGGTGGACAAACAAAAGATCACCCTGGAGCAGATCAAGAAGGTAGGCCTTGATGTAGCCAAGGCCATCCCTGCACCCTTTGAGCAGATGCAAGAGACGCTGTTCACTATCTTCTCGTCCATGGATACGGACCTGAAGGGTGCAAAGAAGCTCTTGACAGAGTTTTCTAAGGCCGCTGTTGCGGGCCAGGTTGATCTCGCTGACGCAGCGCGCGGTACTATCGGTATCCTGAACGCATACAACATGACAGCTAAAGACGTGAATCGCGTCAATGACGTCATGTTCGAACTGGTTCGCAAGGGTGTTGGTACGTACGCAGAGTTCGCCAAGACGATCGGTCGAGCTACGCCGTCTGCAGCACGTGCTGGACAGTCTATCGAAGACCTCGCGGGCATGCTGGCATTCCTTACACGTAACGGTCTCAGCACCGCGATGGCAGCTACGTCCGCTGCACGTGCTATGGATGCACTAGCCAACCCTAAGACTGTTAAGCACTTCAAAGAAATCGGCATTAACGTCAAGAACGCTCGTGGCGAGTTCCGGCCCATGTCTGCCATCATGACAGAGCTGGGCAAGAAGATGAAAGACATGTCAGCGCCTGAGCGAGCCAAGGCGTTGCATGAGCTCTTCCTGGGTAGTGGCGGAACTATTCAGGCTCGACGTTTCTACGACTTGGCTGTCAAGAACTTCACGGACTTGAATAGTCTTACAAAGTCGATGCAGAACTCGTCGGGCGCGATGAAGAGTGCCTACGACATTATGTTCAAGCAGCCGCAGTCACAGATTCAGCTGCTGAAGAACAACTACGAGGCACTCAAGGTTGAGATGGGCGAGGCGCTGCTGCCAGCCCTGATGAAGGTTCTCCAGTGGACCATGAAGCTGGTAACCTGGTTCAACAACCTGAGTCCAACGACTAAGAAGTGGATTGGCTACGCCACTGCGATAGTGAGTGTGCTAGCACTTGTCGTGGGTGCTATTGTTGTTGTCGTTGGCGGTATCCTAATGCTGGTGGGTGCCGCTGCGGCTGCAGGTGTCAGTCTCGGTACTGTAGGCTTGATCATCCTAGGCGTAGTGGCCGCCATCGCCCAGATAGCGGTAATGGTCTGGGCGACCATCAAGAACTGGAATGTACTGGGGCCGTACTTCACAGCGCTCTGGAACGGCATCAAGGGTGTGTTCGTTGGTGCCTGGAACTTCCTTTCCAACCTCTTCAAGACCGTATGGCCTCCGATCTGGAATGCAGTCAAGGCAGGCTGGAATGCTGTAGTCATCATCTTCAAGGTGATCCTGGCAATCATCCTGACCTTCCTGATCATCCAGTGGAAGCTGTTCATCAAACCCATTTGGGAATTCTTCAAGTGGGCCTGGGGCTTCATCAAGGGTGCCTGGAACGTTATCGTCGGGTACTTCAAGTGGGCCTTCACTATCGCCTCCACGGTGACGAAGATCGGCTGGGCAGTCATCAAGACTGTCTTTGGAACGTTCTGGCGTTGGGTCGGACCGTACGTAAAGACTGGCGTACGCGTTGTCCAGTCCATCTGGAACTCCATGTTCGGTCCCATCAAGAGCGTGGCACAGACTGCATGGAATGCTATTCGGGGTGCTGTCACTCGCTTCTGGGGAGCGATGAAGACGGGCTTCCGGGCTGGCAAGGATGCTGTCATTGCCATCTGGAACGGGATTAAGAAGCCCCTTGCTGGTCCCGTCAACTTCCTGATCAACACGATCTGGAATAACGGTATTGCCAAGGCCTGGAACACTGCCGTCGACATCGTCGACTTGCCTGGCAAGTTCAAGGCGCCCCATCTGGGCGGTATCAAGGTTGCTACGGGTGGACACATTCGTGGCCCTGGTACTGCTACGTCGGACTCCATCCCTGCGAGGCTGTCCAACGGTGAGTTCGTTGTCAAGGCTGCACAGACCAAGAAGTGGCTTCCGGTCCTGCATGCTATCAACAGCGGCTTCATGCGGGAAGGCATTATCCCAGGATTCAAGGATGGTGGCCTGATTGGGAAGATCAAGGGAGCTGCCGGCTTCCTCAAGGACGTCTTCACCAACCCGATGGCTGCCGTTAAGAAGCTTCTGTCGTACCCGCTACGTGCCCTAAGCCAGATCACGGGCAGCAAGTGGGGACAGGTTGTATCTGCTGCACCGCGTAAGATGATCGACATGATGGTCCAAGGCTTCAAGGCCATCTTCGAGAAGTACGGGATGTCTGGCGTCACCGGCGTGGTAAGGGCAGCCCAACGGTGGCTGGGTGTAGGCGACACTGGTGCCGACAACCACAACATGTTCACTAGTCGCTGGGGTATGCCTGGTGCGCCGTGGTGTGCCATGTTCGTCAGCTCCTGTGTGGAGGCTGCCAAGGCACAGAAGCTGTACAAGGGTTACCCGACAGCAGCGGTGGCTGGGTACGCTAACGCTATGAGGCGGGTGTCGTCCACCTCTGGTAGGCCCGGAGACCTGATGGCCTACCGAGGATCAGGCCCCGGCGGCTGGGGACACATCAACATCATCGAGAAGATCCTCGGCGGTTCAACGTACGGGACCATCGGCGGCAACGAAGGCCCCCGAGTCAAGCGTGGCGTCCGAAGCGGCGGTACCGTTCTTCGTCCGGGCTTCAAGGCTGGTGGACTTGTCGACGCTATATTCGAAGACAACTTCGATAGGCGCGACAGGGAGAACCCGCTACTCAAGGCATACAGGATCATGCTCGCAGACACTGGTGGGTACCTGCGTCCGGGTTTGAACGCCGTGATGAACAAGACGGGTCGAAACGAGCGCATCCTTAGTCCTGGCGAGACCGACCGGTATGAGAGCAGTTCCAGGGGCTTGCCGCCGATCAACGTCTACACGAACGAAATCGACCCGCGCCTCCACGCGGCACAGCTGGGTTGGGAATTGGAGCGCCGAGTTGTCTAGCGCTGAAGGTGGTGAGTAGCCAATGGCACCCACTCTGAATGACTACGAATACATGCTCGACGACGATGGAGTGTTGCTGAACGCCGAGAGCGCAGGCGTCACAGCAGTGCTGCCCTGGATAGACGTGAACAAGATTAGTGGCCTCGACAGCCCTGAGTTCCGTACTGCGCAGCGTGACCACGAAGGCGTCGATGGTGGTTACATCGACTCCGAGTTCATGAGTATGCGGACTGTCGTCCTCGAGGGAACGATCTACGCTGACCCTGCAGATGCTGACACCCTCTGTGACGCGCTTCGATACAACTACCGCCCCACGTCAGAGACCAGGCCCTTCTACTTCAAGCACCCCAACAAACCGCCCCGTGTGGTGTTTGGCAAAGCTCAAGGGGCGCGGTATGACGTGGAGCAACTTCGTCGTTGGGGTAGCACTGCCGTACAACTAACGATCGTTTGTCCTACGCCGTACATCTACGATGCCGATGAGATCGTTGGCATAGGTGACCTGGGCGGGCAGGATACTGGCCACGGCTTCAACCACGGCTTCGATTACGGGTTCGGCGGCAACAATAACTACGACGGCAGCGTAGCTGTTTTCAACGCAGGCAACCACGTTGCCTACCCTACAGTGATCATCAACGGGCCGATCTCTCAGCCTGCGCTGATTGAGAGCAGTACCGGTAAGCGCGTAGCATTCGATGTGTCACTGTCAAACGTTGACTGGCTCGAAGTCGACTTCCGTAGACACCGTGTTACGCTAAATGGCGTATTCAGTAAGCGCAGCTCGTTGCTGACTGGCCCTCGCTCATGGTGGTCGATACCGCCAGGCACATCCAGCATCAAGTTGACAGGCACGCAAGGCAGCGGTACGGGTAGCGCCATCGCCGTTGCTGATAGTGCTACTGCGGACTACATCGAGGTCACTTATGCCGACGCCGGTGATGTAGTCGTTGGTGATCGGGTCCACCTGTACGATACCAGTAACGTGATGAAAGAGACGACGCTCTTCACGGTTACTTCGAAGACTATTCTAGGCACAGGGAACACGCAGA